TTCCGCGGCTCTCGATCTTGCCACCACCTCTAAACATTGGTCTTCTTAAAGTTCTACTCATTATGTGTTCAATGCTCCTAAGATACTAGCAACACCGCCACCAATACCTAAAATACTTTGTAGTGGACTAGGTGGTTGCTGCATAGTTGTTTGGAAAGTTGCTTGAGCAGGGTATCCGCCAATCAATCCTGTTAATTGTTGTCCAACAAAACCTAATCTTTGTTGCTCTTCGAAAGCCGCTTCTCTTGCAGCATTTGCTTGAGCATCAAGAATCGCTTGTGATTGAGCTTGTTGTCCCTGACCTAATTGTTGTAATCCTGAAATTTGTTGTTGTGCTAATTGTGGAGCTAGTTGTGCTAGTCCTTGTTGTTGTGTTGACAAGGCTTGTTGATTAGAGAAAGCTTGTTGTGCTGATTGTTGTGCTTGTTGAAACCCTTGTGCTCTTAGCTGTGATTCTAATTGAGCTTTACCCAGAGCTGTTTCTGCATCAAAAACACCCTCTTGCACTCCTTGTCGGCCACCACCAAAAGCTCCTACTTGTGCAGCTTGTGTTCCTATTTGTTGCCTTGCAACATCTCTTTCTCTTTGTAGAGCTGCAAGTGATGTATCAATTACTTCTTGTTGATACGGAGACATAAACTCTTGATACGCTTGTGGTCCTGTAAGTTGTTGAGCTGTTGTGGCTTCGGCACCGGCTTGAGCTAGAAAAGGTTCAAATGATCCAAGGCCCGCGGCTTGTTGATACGCTTGTTGTTGTAATGGATCTTGCGCAGCAACAGAAGGAGCAAACGCTGTAGTATCAATAGGCTGTCCTAATACGGGTATTATCTTTTCAGTTAATGTAGTTCCCGCCGCTTCTATAAACGGTGCGGGTAGTGTTCTTGTTTCTGTGGTTGCCATTATACTCTAGCCTCTAATTTGTGCATTAAATCATACATTCTTTTTGCCCCTTTGTTAACACTTCCCCCACCGGCAGCTCTCACTGCATCAGCGGTCATTACAAATTCATTTCTAGATAACCTAGCCGGAACATCATCAGCTTTTTCTTTGACACCAATCGGTACAAAACCCCCTGGTCTTAAATCCATTTCAGATGGCATACCACCTACTTTTAAACCCATGATACCACCCTCAGCTGCAGTTTTTCTACTACCCATGAGGTCAAATAACTCTGCTTCATATTCTCTAATTTTATCTAAATCAGCGTCATCACCCAAAGCTTTTTGAGCATCTAATAAATCTAATAAAAGTCCTATTCTATCATCACGTGTTGTCATAATACCTTTTTCTTCTTCAGTAGATTCTTGAATCATGGAATCAATAATATTGTCACTAGGTATTTTAGGATCATTCATACCACCAAAGGCTAAACCAATACGTCCACCTTTTGCTTTACCACTTCTTGATTTTAAAAGACGTTGCATAGTTTCATCCATATAACCCATGTCATCCATTGGTGGTAAAACATCAAAGTCTTTTAATTGTTTGAGAACTTCTTGTCCTGGGGTTTGATTTTCACCGTCTTCCTTAACACGACCCTCTTTTCGTGGTTCCATGATTTGATCAATAACATCATCTCCTACAGAACCCTCTGGAGGATTTTTTAATTCCATACCAATACGCATTTTATATTCTTCTAATTCTTTCATCGCTTGTTTGGTAGCCATTTCATCTGCTTCTTGCATTTGTTGCATTGTGTAAGCACCAGTTCCCGCTTCGGCATCAAACATTTCATTAAATATTTCTTTTTTACGTTCTTCAAACATTCTTTGCATAATTTCTTCAGTAGGTCTACCAATACCAAGTTTGGCTAAAAAGTCAGTTATAGTAGAACCACCAAATTTATATCCAATACGTCCGCCGTTTGCGTTGCCCTGACCAAATAAACCTTCGTATATTTCTATAATTTCATCGTCTGTTTTATCATCTAAATCTTTTCCACCAAAACCACCGCCACCGGCCGATATAATTTCATTTTTCATCAAAAGAATTTTCATGGATTGCATTGAATCACCTAATGTTCCACTACCACCATTGGAAAAACCAACGCGGCCCCCGGTCTTGTATCCATAACGAGATAGTGCGTCATCAATTTGATCTTGATCAAATCCTGCCATTCCCATGTATCTTGTAATGTAATCTCTTCTTGATTGAATATCCGCTGCTCCTGCTTCTTCTTGTTGTCTTACATAATCATCATATTCTCTATTAGCTTTTTCTGCTTCTTCAAAAGCTGCTTGCATACTTCCCGCGGTCAGCGAACCACTAGACGCGACTGCTGCTTCACCAAGTGTCATATCACCTACTGCACCTGGAGATAAAAATTTACCTGCTGACTTTGCAAGTTCAGAATCTAAACCTGATAAAAATTGACCACCACCTGCCATGATTCCTGAAGTCGCTGAAGATATAGGATTAAATTTTCTTCCTAAAGCGGCGTTTGTGGCTGCATTAATAAGACTGGCAGATACACCTTTACCTAAAGCTTTGGTTCCCAAAGCACTTAAAATCCCACCTGTTTGAAATAAACTAGAACCAGCTAAATAAGGTGCACCGAAACTAGCTGCTAGATAAGGTAAGGCAGGTTTAATTTCGTTAGGGATAATATTATCAACGACTCTTGTGACAGGTTTTAATGCTTTTTTAATTGATCCCATAATGTTCCTTTGTATACCTAGTTACAACTCTTGTGATAATCTCATCATCAGTTATTCTCAACCATTTTACAGGTTTATTACATCCAAGTAAATTAGTAAAGTATTGTTTCGTCCATTTCATAATAGATTTAACATCATCAACACATACAGTATCAATGTGCCAAGGAATATCTCCACTATTGTAATCTTCAGGGTTTAATTCAGCGGTTGTCATAAATCGTTTCTCTGCATCCTTATTTAAAAATGCCCAATTTGTAAAGGCATATGGTAGCTCGTTTTTATAGTGAATCTTATATTGATTCAGGTCAACAGATGGGGCTATATGTTGGAGCACGTCCTCGAACGTGTGGTCTTTGTAGCGAGGAAACAACTTATAAAGTCCATAAGCTACGGTAATATCATATAATTTAACAGTATCTATCACAGTGTCAAGAGCTGGAGTCACTAAGAATATCTGGCATTTTAGCTATTCTAATCTTGACAGTTCTACTTAAATCTTCTTGTTTTGTATCTGTGTTGACATCATTTACATCATCTTCAGCTTCTTTATCTGAATTATACTCTTTACTAGTTTTAGTATTTATAAGAGTAACTTCTGTTTCGACATCAATCTCTTCAACGGTTTTACCATCTTTAACAACCGATACTTTTCCACCAGGTTCTAAAAAAGACATACTACCTCCTTAATCTCTATTTATTTCTAATATTGAAACAACTACATGTAATCTATTAGCAGTTGCAGCTTGTGCCTTTAATACTTCACTTTCAAGAAGAACTAAAGGTTGTGTTAATAATTCGTTTGTTGCTTTGGCAGATATAGCCTTGTCTTTGAATAAACTAAACACTGCATCAGAAGCATCTGTAATTGTTAAAGTGACAGTATCTGCATTGTTACTATCTTCAGAAACTAAAATAGATTTTATAATAGCTCTTGATCCACTGGGAGTTGTATAGACAACCGTATTATCTGTGGTTGTTAAATCTATCTTTGCGTTTTTATATATATTAGCCACTAATAAACCAAGAAAATCTTTCTTGCTCCTGTTTTAATTCATCTAAAAATGTAGAATTTAATTGTTCTATAATAGTTGTTATAGATCTATTTATTTGTTTTTGGTTTGATACATCGTAATCTTCTTTCGGTTCTGGTATTTTAACATTTATTTTTGCCATTATCTACCTCCGTCCGGTTGCACATCTAAACTAAATGTACCAAATCGCCAGTTTTGATCAACGTCATCGTTTTCAATTTTGATATTAACATATCGACCACGAGCTCGAGTATCTTTTTTAGTGGTTGATGATGTAATTGAAAAGGGACTTAAACCTGTTGTTGATTCTTCTTGAGAAGGAAAACTTTTCACAGCCAACGTTACTTTGGCTGTTCCCTCTAAAACTTTAAAGTCAGGAATAAATCGTCGAACAGCTAAAAACTGTTCCCCTTCTGTGCCTTGTCCTTCTAAATCAAAATCATAAGACTGTACAAAAGCATTAATCGCGGTGCTCGATCCGTCAATATTGATTTGATTAACACCTATTTCATGTTCGAAATACGTTGTTGCCCCTAATCCTGTATTCCCTTGAATGACTGGAAATGTACCTGTTTCACTAGAAGCAAAAGAAGTTGCATAAGGTTTAGGATAAATAGAAGAGTCCATCCATGATGTACGGCCTTCAGTGCTTGTGTACCAAATACCGCCAGGAACTTGTGCTCCTAAAGATTCGAGATAATTGTATGCTACTAATTTATTATTAAAACTTTGACCAGATGCAGGGTACCACCACACAATTTCTGTAAACAAATTGTTTACACCTGCAGTAATTTGTTGTCCTTTGGTTAAGTCAATATCATCATATACAAAGTCTTCAACAGAACAAGGCAGTGACTTAACTGTACCATCAAATAAAAAGAAACCATTATTACTCATCCAATACGCAACACCATCTATTTCGACAGCCGCGTTCTTACCAATCAAACCACAGTTGGTACCTACTTGTTCAAAACCAAATGTAAAAGGTGCACCAATAAACTTCATGGTATACAAAGCAGTATCGGTCCATATCAAAATTGTTTCTTTTGCTTTCAAAGAACCAACGATTTTAGTTCCATCTTGCAATCGTTGTGTACCTGCTGCATTGATAGCAGAAGGTATAAAAGTATTAATATCTTCTTGATCAGAAAAACGAATAAACATATCGTCTTGTGTTGTTGCTGTACCTATGGTTGTTTCTGTACCAAAGTGAATTAAATGTCTTGTTGTAGGTGATATCAAACTAACTCTTGTTGCGGTAGGATTATTAGAAGTAGAAAAACCAGATGTACTTGTTGAAGCTCTATTTGATGTTGCATCAGAAGCACCACCATTCCACGTAAAGGTTTTGCCATTTGCAATTGTAGCTACTAAAACTTCACCAAAGTTATCTATAGACCAGAGTCCTGGTTCCAAAGAAACAAAAGAAGCACCTACTGCAACACCCCAACCATTATAGTCAGAGGCATCAGTGGCAGTTGCTCCGTTATCATGAGTCGCTGCAGTCGTGCCTAGAGCTCCTCTCGTACAACCTGTTAAATCATTTGTTGATTTACCAGTATAAGTAATTAATTCTGAATCTACTAAGATAGTACCCGCAGTAGGAAAAGCTGTAGCACTCGTCAATGTAATTGTTGTTTCACTTGCATCCAATGCTTCATTTACTGTTGTGACTGTGGCAGAGTCAACCGTACCACCCCAATTACCAACACCCCAACCATAACCGTATGTTTGTTCTTGAGGACCAACAACTTCATACATTTTACAAGTCATTGAACCACCTGTTGATACAGTAGCGGATGCAGCTGCAGAAGAAGTAATGGTGAAAGTTGTCGTTGACGGTACAGATATTATTTCAAATTTTTTATCTTCAAAGTTAGAAGCACTGAGTCCAGTGCCACTCGGTAGAGTTACTGCATCTAATTGTACAATATCCCCGGTCGACGCTCCGTGAGCAGATGTTGTTGTAATTGTTACCGTTGTAGAAGTATTAACGGTTGCCATTGTCGATGATGTCAGAGAACTTTTTATTGGTGTTATATCAAAAAGCTGACCTTCAAAGTACAATAAGAGAAACTTATCTGTACCGAGGGCCACATATCGATTGCCATCTAAATCTGTGAAAGGATGTTGTGCTCGGACAACACCAACAATTTTGTCTGGTAGAAGAGAAGACCAACCTCCAACTTTTTCTGGTAGACCATAACGAAAGCGAACATTATTAGAATCCACAAATCGACGTTCGGCACCTTTCGTGGTGTCCTGTTTGTCTATCCCAGGTAAAAAGTCTAAGGTAATGAGAGCCATTTACCCTCCTTAAATTTTATCTTTGTATGCCCAACCGCGAGTCGCGTTTAAAAAAACTAATGTAAAAGCAGCTCCGTTTGTTGATACTGTTAAATTAGAAGCAGAGCCATTGATATTAGAACTATTTCGACCGACGGTAAGATTGTTAGAGCCAAAGGTTCCTTTGGCATCTATAAAAGTAACTTCATCACCAACACCAGGAGATGCCGGAAGAGTCATAGTCAAAGCAGAAGAACTAGTATCAATAATTAATTGATCACCATCTACGGCTGTGTATGCGCTAGAAAGAGAGTTATATCCTTTTTCTAAACTAACTAAATTAATATTGGTGCCGTCTGAATAGACTACTATCTTAGAACCGACAGGCATTGTAATACCTGTGCCGGATGCTGTTTTAAAAGTTAATGTATAATGACTAGAACTTCGAGTCGTTGCATCTTCAACGAGATACATCTTTTCAATGGAATCAGGAACAGTCACATTACGGTTCGCGGCCAACGTTCCTGTTAGCTTGATAATCATATTTCGTCCATCGGACGATGCACCATTACTGATTGTTAATGCTTGATCAGAAGAAGCCGCATTGATAGATACATAACCACCAACCGCTTGTTCGACTAGTTGTAAATTAGTATTAGTAACAGTTCCCCAAAGACCTGCTTTTTCACCTGTTGCGATGAGTTCAAATTTTTGTGATGTTGAATAACTTGATGCCATATTGCCTCCAAATTTATATTATGTTTCGACGTTTGTCCATGTTTGACTTGCCCCCAGATTGATTTCTGTCCAATCTTGTGCAGCTCCAGGGTCAATTGGGTTCCAAGTAATGACACCAGCTGCAGTTGTAGCGCCTGTTACAAGGTTTGTTGTTGGTAGAACCACAGCCTTACCAATGATAGTAGCACCATTGAAAGACATAGCAGAAGTTCCAACACCTGCTGTAGATAGAACAACACGTGCTCCTGCTTTTGGTGTAGCGTCTCCAATCGCACTTGTAACAGCATTTCCGGTAACCGAGAAATTGGCTTTACCAATAATGGTAACCGTGCCAGTGGCTGTTGTGACGAGGTTCGTGGTGACGTCTACAAAAGCAAAATCTGTTGGAATGACTGTGCCAACAGAAGCGGTAACAGCGTTACCTGTAAGGATAACCTTACCTTTACCGACGGGTGTAATATTACCAATCGCACCTGTAACGGCATTACCCGATACAAAAACTTTATTTAAATTTGTTTGTGCGGAAAATGGTGACGATGCAAAAGCGTCAAAACCAAATAACATGGCTACGCTACTGGTTTAGTCGGCAAAGTTACTTTAAGGTACATTACGCTGATACCTCCATAACTTTAAATGTCATGTTTCCATCAATACTTCGTCCAGCAAAATCGTGATATCCAAATTGAACATTTCCTGACGTATTAATACTTGCTATTTCAAATTTTATACTAAGTGTTGATAAAGATGATGTATTAGTTGGTGTATAATAAAAAGACCATGCAGTAGCACTAGCAAGTGCCCCAGAACTATCACCATAAAGACTGCCAAAATCTCTACTGTTAGAATTTTGTATTACACTATATGAGCCTGAATCCTCTTTAATTTGACAACGAAAACCCATATATTTATCACTACCATTATAAATAGAACCTCCTAATATTTCTATTAAGAATTTTGAATTTTGACCCACTACTGATATGCCAGTTTGTTCTAAAACTTCTACATATGATGTGCTACTAGCAGTAGTCGTTCCTATATATTGATAAGCATTCATAGAAAGAATTTTAGCAACACCAGTTACGGTGCCTGTAAAAGCAAATGTATTTGCTAAATTAATTTTATCAGAACTGATTGCATCATCTGCAAAAGCTCCTGCGGGTAAAGTGTTTAATGCCATGTTATGCTCCTATTAACCTATATGCACCAAAGAATGTTCTAGTGCTACTTCCTCTAAGATCTCTACTGCTACCTGAGTTGTGAAAAGTATAAAATTCTAAGTAATCAGAACTGCCGTTAAATTCTACAATTCCTCCAGTATATCCAATAACATCTTCATAACCAGCTCCGTTAGCACTTGTTAAAGTTGAAGCTGCATGAGTAGATGATCCATTTTTTCTTAATTCACCAGTAATCCTTAGTTGTGCGTTATTAACATTATAAGCAAAACTACCATAACAATAATATTTACCAGCTACATTGGGTGTAAATCTATAATTAGTTGAATTATCATAACAACCACCTTCATCAAATTTTTCAGTGTTGGCAGCTATTTTTAAAGTTACACCTGAGCCAACTGCAACATCAGCACTTTTACTAGCTTCAAAGTAAGGAGCTGCTTTCAACGCAGCATTATTCAGTGTTAATGTGCCTGACCCATCAGAAGTCATAATGGCATTATCACCACCGTCAGCAAGTATATTTACTTTAAGCTTACTGGTCATCTATGCTCCTATTATCCTAAATCCTTGAAAAAAAGTAAATGGAGTATCAACATTAATATCACAACTTCCCCCACTATCTTGTTGGGCGAAACATTCAACATAGTCAGAACTACCATTACAACTTATTATTCCACTAACCATATAATTTTGATTATCATTTCCGTAGAAATGTCCTTGCAAAGTTCTAACTGCATCACTTCCATTTTTTCTAAAAAGAATTTGCACACCACCTACACTACTTCCTTTATTAAATAACATAGAAGCATGAAAGAAAAATTTACCAGCTACTGTTGGTAGAAATCTTTTATTGCTTGTGTCGTAATTAGAACTTGTATCAAAAACTTCTGTGTCAAAATTTAACTTTGTAGCTGTTGCATGCGCAATAGATTGTGTTGCATTTATAGTTGCATGAAAAGCTGGAGTATTTTCTGGAAAATTAGTAAGAGTAGAAGTTGACGGTAATGTAATAGTATCACCACTCTCACCAATTGTAATTGATGAGCCTGACTGCTTTATAATTTCATTTACCTTTAACTGCGATACCACTACTTACTCCTTATGATTTAGGGTTTGCGTCTTTTACAGCTTTGATTCTAGTCTTCCATGCATTGATATCTTTATATATCTCGTCTAGTTGATCACCGATATCTCCGTAACCTGCTTTTCTTGTAGATCTTACTGTATTGTTTTTTTCTTCAGTATTACCTGCTGTCTCTTGTGCGGCAAGTTGTGAGTCTGTAGGTTTGTCCAAACCAGAAATATTCCATTCCTTAATGTATGGGCCCTTACCATCAGAATCATCCTGAAGTAAAACATCTTTTGTAAAGTCTACGGTCTTTGAATTAGCTGCGCAATAAAGTTTTACCTTTGTGCTTAATGAGGCCATTGTTTACTCCTATCCACTAAAGTTTGCGTATGACACAACCTTAGCTCGTTCTGCAGCTCTTTTTGTTTTGACATCAGAAGGCATAGCTGTTCCACCTTCTGCTGCTCTAATTGAATACCAATCAGTTGACGCAAGATAAGCTTGCGCTGCTTCGTTAATTGCTTTTTGATCAACGAACGCATCTTGTTTGTCCATGTCGGCTTTGACTTTTGTCCAAGTAACAGCATCTGGCTTTGCACCCATAATAGCTGTATTGTTGGAGTCTTTACCTACAACCCATTCAACGTTTGCGTTGAACTCAGCTTCAGTAGTCACATTACCACGAACTACAAATTCGTAAGTGCCGATCGACTGTATTGCTTGTGCACAATCTGCCATTGTTTACTCCTTATAATATGACCAGTGTTCCACCACTGGCTACGTTAATTGTCTGTCCTGAGGACACTGTTATAGGACCTACTATACTAGCATTTTCAGATGCTGCAATAGAAAGTCCTCCTGTCAAAGTTTGTACATTTCTGTATGCACCTTGAATACTTGTCAGCTTAGCTGCTGTAACTGTTGCGTCACTTGGAGTTCCAATATCAAGGGTATCTCCAAATATTTGACCTGAGAAAGTTGCACCGCTTGCAGGTGCTCCTGTAAAGGCTATTGTACCAGGGCTTGATCCTGCTGTAAATGCAGTTCCTGGAACCTGATAGACTCCATTAATGTGAATAAAAATTTGTGCTAGTGAACCAATCGTTTGTGTAGTGCTACCAACAGCTATTGTAAACTGTGTTGTTGACCCATTAAAGCTACCACTGATATCATCAATGACGGCAAAATTACCCTGAGCCGCAGGGTTTCCAATGTATGCCATTATGCTAATACCTCCATTAGTGTTATAATAGATGGAGTATTACCTAATTGTGATTTAATATTATGACCACTCCCATTTGATGCTTGTTGTAACTTATAAGTTGTAGCACTTGTAGTTGATGGTGAATCTAAATAATTAAAAGTTTGTGTAGCTGACATTTCATTTGCACTAACACTTCCAAAAGCACCTTGATAAAATGTCTGTCCAGCACCAGTCCATATTGCTGTAGTATCTCTTAGTATTCTAAATTGACCACCTACTTCTTGATTGCTTCTTTGTAAACCAGCAGTATTTTGTATTGAAATAAATATTTTACTATTTGATGCAGAAGGTGTTATTGCAAGAGTAATTCCAGTATCAGCAAAGCTACTACTATCCATAGTAGTTAAGGTACTATAAGTGCCATTTACCACCTGACCAATCTTTCCTGCGCTAAAGGCAGCCTTAGCTGCAGTGACTGCATCATCTTTGATATCTGCTGTATCTATAGTAGCGTCTGTTATTCCCGCTGAGGGTATCGTTGTTACTGTCATTAGTCTAAAATCTCCATACCTGTTATGTCTGATGCTGTTCTACCATTTTCAGTTCTATCTTGGTCAGTAACAGACCTATTTACATAAATTTGATAACTTGCATTAGCTGAAGAACGACCTTTTATATAATAGGTTTGCTCACTACTAGAACTAGGACTGTCCAAATAATTTCCTGAATAAGAAAGAATGGAATTTGTTGCTTCTGCGTAGGAGCTATGTGCATTTCTTGTTCTACTACCCGAAGCATCTCCTAAATATATTTGTGTAGTGCCTCTAAAAATACTTAATTCAAAATGGTCGTTACCATTACATTGTAAATTCCACATTAATAATACTTTGCTTGATGTATTTGTTGGAGTTATATTAACTGACATTATTTCTACATAAGATGTTGAACCTATAGTTTGTGTATCTGTTTTAATTGTCTGAACAACTTGACCAATTTTACCAAAACCTGATGTCTTTGCACCTGAGGCAATACCTAATGTACCACCACTCTCACCGAGGGTAATAGTCTTCGTAGCGTCAGTGCCAAGAGGCGAGATTGTTGATACTTTTAATGTGCTCATCTATGCTCCTATTAATTTAAAACCCCAAAACATTCCTTCATTAGAAGTACTGATTCCGTATCCAGCATTTGAATCGGCATTAAGGGTATACATTTCAAGATAATCTGCTGCGGATAATTCTAAAGTTCCTGATATTTGTATTGTATTATAATTTCTTTGAACCATAGCTGTTCTCAGTTGTTCTGTATTATCTACAGTTGCACCATTAACATAAGGGAAAATACTCCAAGCCTCTATATCTGTTGATGATCCAATTCTAAACCAAGAACCAATCATATAAGTTCCACCTAAACCAGTAGGAACTGTAAACCTTTTATTACCAGTATCATAAGCTGAATTGGTATCTTGATGTTCACGATTATAATCTATTTTAGTGGCTGAATTAAAAGATATATCTTGAGCAGTTGCTCCAACTCTCCAAGCTGGAGTATTAGTAGCAAAAGTCTGTGTAAATGTACCACTACCATTAGAGGATATAATATTGTTTCCACCTAAGTCAGTTATTTGATTTGTTTTTAATGTACTCATGCTAGTACCTCCGTAGCCATTAAAGATGTAGGAAATCTATAAGCATCTGAATTTCCTTTTCTTCCAATATATCCAGTAGTAGCATTAACTTTACATTGTATTTTATAAGTTATCTGTGATGTTGTACTAGGCTCGTCCATAAAATTCATAG